CACATCCTTAACGAAAATTGTGACAGTTCTTCTTCTGTGCACTCAAAGCCCACAGCCGCCAGACGCTCACGCTCTGAGCTGTCAAATGACAAGGCTGCGCCATTCTGCACATTAATTTCTGCCACTATGTCGGGTTCCGAAAAATCAGCGTCGCCTCCGCACGTACGCATCTGAAGATCACGATCAACATGAGTCTTCACGACTAGACTCTCGTAGTACCGCAAGTACTTTGTTGATATCGTGGGAGAAAGGCCAGCAAACTCATATGCCCGAGCAAGGGCCGCAGCACGGGAAATCGACTGACATCCGGCTCGGTCCTCGTTCTTGAAGTATTCGATCATGGCTGGGCTACATGAAATGCCGGCGCGAGCAAAGCACCTGTCAACTTCTGGCATGAGCGCCCCTGTGGGCCCATCCTTGTCCAAGGCGTGGTAGTAACCTGTGAACAATGCTCGCTTCTCACGAATGAAGATCTTCATATTGAACCCCAAGCGCTCCCATCTCTGCATGAGAGACACATAAATTTCGCCACTCTCACTGATAGGTGGCGTGGTGGAAAGGATACTGTCATCACCTTCGAAAGCACTAGCGAGCCAGCGGTAAATTCCTGAATGGTCGCGCCCGTAGCGCACATCAGGATCCAAAAACTGCTCAGGCATCTCGAAGATGGCGCAGTGCCAGCAAACGAAGTTTGTCCACCAATTAAGGCATGATGTTCCGCGGTGTCCGCTCCTGCGAATGGCATCAATGATGAATTTCCTGAATTCCCCGTTCTTCTTGAAGGTCAGGGTCAACTGCCTCATCACTGAAATATCGCTATGAGCACTTACCCAACCATCCGGCTGCCCCATCAAAACCTTCAAGATGGTAGCCACGTGGATGATGACTGGGTTTTCAACACAATCGCGAAGCAGGGCACTGCATGTCGTGTCCCAAGCCGAACCATCCCCCTCAAAAATAGAACCACCGGGTGGACCGTTCTGCCCACTACGCTCAGGTCCCTGAGCCGGTTGCTTTGTTTTTGAGTAGGCCGCTTTCGGCACACGTAATTCAGCCGCGATTCTTTCCATGGCTTTGCGCTTGCTAAGACCCTTGATGGTCTTCTTGGGCAAATGCTTCTTGATCAGATCTTCAATACAACAGATCGTCAGGAGAGCGAGAACCTGTCCCTCATCTCCGTCAGCTATAAGCATTCTTGGCGCTTTGCCTTCTGGCATCGGTTCGAGCTTAACATCACAGGATAACTTGAAGCTTGGTTGTATCCGGCAACACAAGCCCTCAATTGTCTTGTTAAGTCGATCCTCCGTCCATTTCCCTGACCTCAGATCAGCGAAGATGCTCTTCTCCCACCACTGAGTGACGCGTCGTGCACTGAATAACGAGCGACGCGGGTTATCACCAATGGCCTCGGCCACCAATCTCCCGATTAGTGCCTTGTCGTCCTTGTTCGCTGTAAAAGGGCGTTGTTTCTTCGTGATTCTTTGGTCTATCGCAGACTCAATAGATGCAGCTTCCCTTGCATACACATTGGGGTTGTCGGTGACGGGCAACGACACAACACCAACTATCTGCTTGCCATTGGAAGGGTCTCTTGACTGCCCAACCACTCCAACTCCTGCCGCATTCTCCAACACCCTGTCTTGTCGTTCCGCTCGGATCTGCGAATCCTCATCGCTGACCCCGCCTAATGGGTGGAGATCGGCATTTCCATGACCAGGCAAAACAAAGCCTAGCTCATTGCGTGGCGCTAACCCCATGTTCGGTTGAGGTGGAGGACGCCCCGGCCCATCCATAGTTTCCTGTGGAGGTGGGCCCAATACCATTGGGGGTCCTGCTGGGTCGGCCAGCAAAGGTGTCCTCTCACTCACTGGGGCCGGTGCTGAACCCGGGCCGCCAGGTGGTGGAGGAGGTTGAGATGTCATCTCAATCTCTGATGTGGGACCTGCTGAGTTGTTGTTCCGTGGTGGTCGTGGTGATGGTGTAGGTGGCGCTGGCGCGCTCG